ATGTGTTCATCACTTAGAAAAAACGCATCGATTCAAAGTGTAATTTCGTACACAGAACCCAAGTTACATACTGGTAAAACATGGTATATTGACTTCACGGCATACGATCCGCTGGAACAGAAAATGAAGCGGAAAAAGTATATGCTGGATGGAATACCCAAGCTGACCGACCGCCGCCGTCGGGCAAATGAAATCATCACCAATCTTAATGTAAAGCTCCGTTCCGGATGGAATCCCTGGGCTAATGTGGAGAACTCCAGGCAATACACCCCGTATATAGATATTATCCAAAGGTATCATATATATCTGGGCAAACTGTATGCAGCTGGCACCATTAAGGAGAATACCCTGAAGGATTATGAGAAGCGCCTGCGGGTATTTGAGGAGTATACAGCCAAACATATTCCGGCCATCGTGTATGCGTATCAGATTGACCAGTCTTTCATCTCTGACTTCTTGGATTACGTGCTGCTTGACCGGGATTCATCGGCCAGAACCCGGAATAACTACCGTACCTGGTTGTCTTCACTTTGTAACTGGATGATGGAAAAGCAATACCTTATTCATAATCCGGTTGAGAAGATTCGACAGCTGGCAGAAGAAGAGAAGAAACGTTCTGCCCTGACGGTTCCGGATATTCAGAAGCTCAAGAAGTATCTCCAAAAAGAGAACCCACATTTCCTGTTCTTGTGTCAGTTTGCTTATTACACCTTTATCCGTCCGGATGAAATCTCCAATATCCGATTGGCTGACATCAATCTGAAGGAACAGAAAGTATTTATCGGCTCCAGCATCAGCAAAAACCGGAAGGATGGTATGGTCGGACTGAATGACGCGTTGATTAAGTCGATGCTTGATCTGGGCGTCTTTAATTCTCCCAATGATTATTATCTGTTCGGTAAGGGCTTCAAGCCCTCACGTGAGAAGGTGACCACCCGTGTGTACAGGAACTACTTCAATAAGGTCAGAGCAAAACTGAAGTTTCCGGACAGCTACCAGTTCTACTCTCTGAAGGATACCGGTATCCGTGATTTGGCCAACGCTGAAGGAATCGTCATTGCCCGTGATCAGGCGCGTCATGCGGATATTTCTACAACCAATAAGTACCTGAAAGGGGCAGACATGACAGTGCATGAGGAGACTAAACATTTTGAGGGGAACTTTTAAAAAAAGCCCATACGGATATTTCCATACGGGCAACATTCTTTATTGTTCAGAGATAAATTTAATCTTATCATTTAGTATTCCATACAGATTCCTGATTGAATATGCTTTCTCACAAAATGTCCTACCAGACTTGAACCATACGCGAGCTGAAAAATTTTTACCGGTATCAACAATCTTTATACGGCGAACATTAGGAAATGTATTAAGAATATAGCTGCAAATCTTCTGCCTTATTTCAGAAGTAGTACTTGCTTTGCGATGGCGGACACCGGTTACTGGATTATAAACTCTTAAAACATTGCTGTTGAATGAGCGAATATCCGTTTCGTGGATTGACGTTCTGCAACAGTTTAGCATAGCTGTATTGGAAACCTGATATGTATGTAACATAATAATAGAAAAGTATCCGTGCCTGTCCCGCTGCTAATTCACATCTATCAGGAAATGCTAGCAGGCGCATTAACGCACTGCGACGGGGGTACACGGATACCAGTATTTTAATGGTACTACCAAATATGCGGACATAAAAAATGCCTGCAATAAATGCAAGCCAATCGTCCTGCACTTCCTGAAATAAAATGAATTAGCATTGCAAATATGATGATTTATTTTGGAATGGCAAAAGAAAAAGCGGAAACTTTTTTAAGGTTTCTGCTTCTTATAGAGTATTTGAGTTATGTTCTCAGTACTTCCTAAGGAGTACTCCAGTACTGCCGCGGAAGTACTATAGTACTTTCAGGAAAGTACTGCGGTACTGGCTAAGGAGTACTGGGAAAGGATAAGTTTATGATTATTTTTTCTTTGTATCAGGCTTTTCTTTGTTAATAAATATTGAGGCAACTGTAACTAATGTACCTGCTCCTAATATTCCAGCAAACCAAGGTCTATTTAAATATAAAGCATAAGCAGCAAGGGCTACAATTACTACAATAGATAAAAAAGCAAATGCCATACCCCACCAGTTCATTCTTCCTGTTCTTGATTCGGATCTTCGAACTAAATCAAACTTTACTTTATCCATCTTATGTCGATGGTCTTGCTCCTTAACGGAAGCTTCCATCAAGAACGTAACAATTTGAGGATCTATTTCCTTATAAGCTGCTAATTCTTGGGGAGACGGCAAACTGTTGTCATCTACGGTATAAGTCCTTTCTAACTGTTGGCCCACACCTCCTTGTCCTGCAACGACAGTTTCTTTTTGTTGAATTTGTTGTTTAGCCATTACTTAGTTTTAATTTTTCCCAAGCTTCTCTTACGTCTTTCTCAATATTCTTTCTATCTTGTCTTAATTTGGATTTATCGTCCATTTTGTCAGATTCGACAAAAAGCTCTTCTTTTAGTTGGGAAATAATTTCAGATTCCTGTTTGTATTCACCGCGGGAAGAATCACGCAAAACTTTTGCCCCATTCGCGATGAATCGAGTAACGTCTTTAATTATACACATGATACCTCCTTTTTTATTATTATTTTAGTGCTTCTTTGTTGCAAAAGTAATTATAATTTTTATAGTGTACAACAGCGCATCTAATATCTTAGATATAAATAACACTATTATCTATCTATATTAATATAAAAAACAGATGTTTAGACAGTCTTTATATGTTGTATAGAAAGCAATTATTCAATAAAATAAAATATCCCCTCAGCTATTTTATCAATGCCTTTTGATGATATTTTATAATGTATCTCTTTGCAATAATATTTTTTGTTTCGAATAAGAAAAATCTTATTCAGCTCATAAATTCTGTCTGCAATGAATTTGAAATGATATTCCAAGGTTGTATCAATGGATTTTTTACTCTTGTACACCTGATTGAACAACCCATTATCACCATCTAATATTAATGAATATGATGGTAATTCCAGTATGGATTGTGAACCAGTCATGGTAGTAGGTTTATTTATGAAATAATTATCATGGCATGACATAGGCATTTTGTCCCAGTACGCTTCTTCATGCTCTCCTGTACCCTTGTTAAGCGCTACACAGACGCCGTAATATATGCTGATATATAATTTATCGGGGATGTCACCTTTTACATCTGCGTTACCGTTGATAAGGTCATTGATAGCCTGGCTTTCCGTTTCAGAACGGACTTTTTTTACAGCAGGCCCTATCAGATAATTACTGATTGTCTTGCTGTATATCGAGATGGCATCTACTTGTGCCGGTATGATGTCGAAAGAAGTTTTATTTTGGCTTGTCGTATCTCCTGCATCTCTCAACCTGTCTACGATTTTTAATCCTTTTACGCTTTCATCGTTGACAGTATATTCTGAAACAACATATTCCAGGTTGTATTCGGTTGATGTCAGCAGGTAAGGCCCGGAGAAGTATTGGTCGTAGTTTGCTTTGAAGTCTCTGTACGAATCTTTCTGTTCTATTATGCAAACCTCGCGTATGCCATCTTTTAGTTTGAGGTAGTTGTAATAGTCTTCACTCGGAAGATTGTAGGCTACGTTGTCATACGCATACGAATAACTCGTATCGGTGTCATATACTTTCTCCAGTTCATCCTCTATCACCTCATTGATAAAAATGATACCCGCATTGTCAAAGTACCGGTCCATGTTTACTATATTGTATACGCCATTTATCGGGTCAATGGATACAATACATTTGAAGAATACTTCTATCTGTTCGATGAATTCGTTGATTGTCCAGTCTGGGAGCAAGTCGCCTGGTTTATTTTCTTTATAAGGATTTGTTACGAAGATACGGCACCAGGTGTCGTTTTGCTCCAGCTCATTATATCCTTTTATGAATCCCAGTTTTTGTAATAAGTTTTCAATGTAGTACAGCAGGTAATACTGTGGAGCGATATTGTTTGCTCGTGTGAACGTAATATCTGCACCTACTTCCACTGTATTTAGCACATTGGTATTCCCGTCATCGTCTATATAACTGATGATTGGTGTATATACGGCCTTGTGTTCAGGATAAGTTCCGAAGAGTGTATTAATAGCCTCGCTGGGTAATATAGACACTTCATCAAAGGCGACTGTCCTTATGCTGCTATCGCCACCTTCATAATTCAACTGTGAGTTACCGGCTATAATCTGAATCTTCGCTGTATAGGATTCTATTGAAAGTATTACTTCAATACCATTAATCGCACATAGTCCGTTCACAATCAGCATAGCCTTGCGGTTTTTTATGCGGGTGGTTACATCTAATCGGTTGATATTTTTGTATATCTCACGATTGGCAGGGTCTCGTAAGTCTATCTCAATATCATAGGTATACGAGCCAACTCTGGTAAAGTATGGATTTTCTGTGACAAGTTCGAGTTCAAATTCACTCGGTAACTTCACTTCTTTTGAATCGATAAACAGCTGTGTCATGACTTTATTGTTCGTGTAACGTTTTTCTTCATTTTTTCTACTAACTGTTGCGCTTCATTCACACCCATTTTACCAGTCGCTTTAGTATAGGTAAATATCGGCTCGTTTAATCTTTTGAGAAGTTTCTCCATGCATTTCATATTTTGCAGCATGACTGCCGTTGATTCCTGGCTGGATGATTCGGCAGTCTGATAGTAGTTGTTGGTTGTCATTCTATTTGTAGGTGATAATACGGCTGATACGTCTTTTGCAGTCAGGCTGCCGATGGTATTGTTTCGCTGTGCCTGGTCTATCAGGTCAAGAACCGGACGGATGGCTGGATTCTGGACTGCGTAACGGTTGGCCACAAACTCTCCGGTATGGACTATTCCTTTGGGTTCGTCATGTCTTCCGGAGCCGGTGTAGCCACCTTCTTCAAAACCATTTATTACAGCCTTTGCCGTTTGGAAGGTCGCAGTGATTAATGCAATCTCGGCTGCAGCTTTAGCTAGTCCGATGACACCTAAGGTTGCAATATTTTTCATTTGCGTTTCAGCTATGTATGCAATCATCATTTTTTGAAGGCTGTCCAGGATTATTTCCAAGGTTGCTTTCATGAAGTCACCCAGGGACGTTTCGGAGTCTGTCAGCATTTCTGCGAATGCTTCGCCAAACTGCTGACCTATATTCTGTGCGAATGAAAGCTGCTCTCTTATCTTTCGCTGATTTTCTTCGTAATTCTTACGGGATTTTTCAAGGCTTGCCTGTTGTTTTTTGTCAATAATCTCAGCTTTCTTTTCTTCGGAAATTTCAGAAGAAGAAAGTACCTGGTCGTAATATTCATTCTGAATATCGAGTAGCTGCTGACGGTATTCCTGTTCTGATGAAAGTCCGGCATAATGCTTCTGTGTCACACTTTCAATTTCCAGCTGGTACTGTTTCTCTAGGCGGGTAAAGGCTTCTTCAGATGCTTTGTTGGCATCTTCTTCATCCAGCTTGTTGCATTCTTCTTTGTACTTAATTCGTGCTTCGAGAATCTTCTGTTCAATCTGCTGGCGTTTCTCCGGCTCCAGTCCGGCAATGGCCATCATGTTCTCAAGGTGACGCATCTCCAGGTCTTCCATGAAACGGGTGTATTCCTGCTGTGTCATCTCGTCACTGGCCAGATAGGTACGTTTCAAATCGGTCAGTTCATCGTAATAACGCTTGTTTTCTGCTGTTATCAGAGGGTTCTCTTTTTTATTATCACCAGGATTTACTGGTATGATAGGAGTCGGATTTTCTGTGTCAATATCCTCTGTATTTGGTGAGATAACAGTGTTTTGAGCTATTTCATTATTTACATCTTTTATAGCCTGGTTAATCTCTTGTAACTTCTGTTTTGTCTTGTTTAAAGCTTGATTAGCTTTATTCAATCGGTCTGTTGCTTGCTTAACTCCAATATCCATCCCTGAAGATAAAGCTCTAGTTCCTGAAGTTCCTAAACCTTGAGATTTTCGGCTGGCCGCAAAACTAGCGGCATTAACAGATGTTCTGGCATCTTTAACTTCAGCTTCTTGCTCTTTCTGTTCGTTGGCCATTTTTCGTTGTTTCTTATATAATTCTGTAAGTTCTTCCCGAGCTGCTTCCATTTTAATTTGTTTCTCCAGCTGTATCAGATAATCCTTAATAGCATCCGTATTGTTATTCATTAGTCGTCCTTCTTCGTCTAATGTAGCATTATAGTCAGGAACAATATCTTTTAGCTCATTTAAGCAACGCAACCTCTCTCTATAAGCAAAGTTGCTATTATTAACTGTACTGGATAACATTCTGATTCTAGCTTCCTGTTCAGTATACTTTTCTGTTGATTCTTTTGAAATCTTTGCCATTGTTTTCTGACTTTCGGTCAAAGCATTCTGCTCTCGTTTTAAATCGATAAGTTTACCAATAACGGCAGCAGCTCCAACAATTAAAAATGTCCAAGGATTTGCCTTTGCCAGTTTGAATAGATTTCCTAAAGAAACTATTATTTTTTCATTCCATAAAACCTGTAGTTTGGACCATGCTACATCAGCCTTTTTATATGCAATTAAACCCGCCAAAGCAGTTGCACTACCGATAATAGTCACTTTATATTTAACAAACCAATCTATAAGGGTGGGTAAAGTAGTTATGATCTTCGTGGTCCAACCGGTAAGCAGTGACAACGACGGGTTAAGCCGCTCCATCAGTTCGATGCCGACCTCCTTGATGCTGTTGCGGTATTGTGCCATTTTAGCCTCGTTGGTGTCGGAATTGATGGCTGCCTGTTCCATGGCGGTGTTCGTATCCGTGACAGCTTCTGTGTATTGGCGTACTTTATCCGCATTGTCTATCAGGATAGTGGCGGCAGAATAGGCTTCCTCGCCGAACATGGTTTGGATTTGTGCTGCTGTCAGTGACTTTTTGTTCAGGTTCTCGAGTGCGGTCTGCAAGCCCACTACCTTCGGGTTGGTTTCATCCGGTCCGGTCTGCAGTACCAGGAAGAACTTACGGAGTGCGGTACCGGCCGGTTCTGCCTCCAGTCCTTTCTCTGCCAGCATCTGGATGGTACCCTGTAGCTGCTCGATGCTTACCCCTGCACTGGACGCAGCCACGCCGGCATTTTTGATGGCGGCGGCTTGGGGGGAAACATCGGCTGCACCTTCTTTAGAACCGGCGGCCAGCACATTCACATAGCGGGCGGCCTGGTCGGCTGATTCTCCGTACATATTGAGGGATACGGTGGTGGCTGTCACGGCATCCTTCAGGTCGATTTTGGCGGCAGCGGCCAGTCTCATAGCTTCGATAGTGACGGCGTTCAGGGCTTCCTTGTCCTTCAGAAGCTCCGGTTTCTTGGAACCGATGAGCATGTATGCCTGAAGAATTTCGTCGGATGACTGACGGATGCGCAATCCGGATTCATCCATGGTAGTGGATAGTTGCTCGGCCTGTTTCGTAAGCCACTGGATAGATTCATCATCCAGTCCGGTCAAAGCCTTCAGCTCTGCCTGGGAGGATTCCTTGGAGTCGCGGTTGTTGCGAAGGGTCTTTAGGGCCATAGATACACCCGTGATGGTGGCTGCACCCGTCGCCAACAAGCCGCCCCATTTAGCAAAACCGTTGTTGAAGCGGGACAACCATCCTTCTGTCTCCTGTACTTCAGTCTTTATCTTCTGAAGTTCGGCCGTCACCAGTTTGGCCTGCTGCTGGTAGTATTTCCACTCTGCAGAACCTCGCTTAATATGCCCGCTGTTCAGCTGCCGGTTGATGGCTGTCAGGGTGGCACGAAGCTCTTTAGGCGTGGCTTTGTCGAGATTATTCATTACCTCGGTAAGCGCCGTGGTATCTTTCTTCAGCGTCTTAATCTGGGCTTCCGTTTTCCGAAGCTCGGAAGTGACCTGCTTGATTTTAGATGTATCACCGGCTTGGTAAGCATCTGCCAGCTCCTTTTTTAATCCGGACGCAATCGTTTCCAGATTCTTGAGCTCCTGCTTTGCTTCTTCACCGTTTACGCGGACCTCGACGGTTGCTACCTGGTCTATAGCCATATTATTTTTTGTTTAAGATTACACGAATTTTGTACACTGCAAACAGCACAAAGAGAATAATCACTACGATAGTGAATACCATGCAGAACTTCTGCCATGGGGTAAGCCTTCTTTCCACTTCTATCGTCTGCACTGATTTTTGAATGATTGTACTGTCTTTCCCTGAAATGAATACCGTATCTGAAGGTACCTTGAAGTCTGTCATCAGGTTGCCCATGGAATCCAGTTTGAACCGTAGACGTGCGTTTTCGGACTGTGCCATGTCCAACCAGGAAAGGACGACGCGACCGTTTGAATCGCATTCCAGCAGGGCCCGGATGGATGCGGAATCAGCCGGGCGGAATACCGGTGCCAGTTTGTCATGCACGATGATCTGTGTGTGACTGTCTGAAGTAAGGTGCTTCCCGGATTTACATCCGAGAAACACCGAACCACACACAAAGAAGAAAAAAAGTATGATTAAAGCTCTCATAACAATGCCCATCCTTTTTCTACATCTGCCATTACAGCCGGAACTCCATTCTCTACCTGAGAAATGGCAGCTGCAAAGGCACACATGGTCGTTTTGTCCTCCACGTTCGGGACGTAGGTTGTCGGTACCTGCATCTCCTGGCATACGCGTGAAATGTAACCTGATGTGTTGTTCTCGGTTCTGGGTGCCCATCGGCTGATGAAGTCGGCAATCGTCTGGCATCCGTATTTCCGGCGGTAGTTCTGCAGCAGCTTGATTAATGCCCGGTAACCATGTGCCATGTCTTCGAATTCTTCGAAGGTCTTGTCTTGTTTCTTAGATGCAGGAATCTCTCCCTGCCAGTCTGTCGCATCTGAGTTGCGGATGTTGCCTGGATTGTTGTTGCGCAGGCCTCGTGGTAGCTGTTTCATTTTTTCACTCCTTCCTTAATCGTTTTGATAATTTTTTGAGCTTCCTCTGGTGTCGCACATTCTGTAATCCGCATAGCCAAATCGGCTACCTCTGCAGCATGACTCTTTTTCTTCTTAAAGTTTTCTATGACAGACAAGCCTTCGACAATCAGCACGCCAAGTGTGCCGATGACTGCTCCGTATGGTAAGTTGTACCAGGGGAAGCATAGTCCCAGAATGTCAATCATGATGAAGAAAAGAAGCAGCCGGAAATAATCGACGATTTTAGTTCCGGTCTTACGTAGCGGGCGGCTGCATATTCTCTCTCTGTTTGCTCTGGCTGCATCGATACCCGTCCATAAATCCAGCATACAGACGCTGCATATCAGTATCAGGCAGATGAAAATAATAGTCACGCCGGAGCGGATGTCTTGTGTGATAAATCCTACATATTTTTCCATGTTTATTTTGTGTTTTTCTCAAAGGTATTATGTAGGGGAGGGGTGTAAAAAGACAATCTTTTCGATGAATCTTAGGAATTTAGATTATACAGAAACTGATTTAGATTATATAAGTGTTTTTCTTGATTAACTGTATCAAAAAGATTTTTAATATCTTTGCAGAACTTTCCTTATGCAGTCCTAATGGGCTAGGGACTTTAAGGTGGGCCCTTTAAATTTTTAAATCAATAGCTTATGTATATATTGAAAAAATGCCTCCTATAGCTGAATCGTTACCGTCGGGCTATATGGTAGGCTAAAATTACTAAGGCGGTTTGGAAGATTATAAAACCTGTGGCAAAATACTATTTTTTCCAGGAAATAAAAGAAAACTGGTAGTCAATCATAGATTGGTTAGCAAACTTCTTATAAAAAGATCAAAGGAGGGTACCAGTCCCTCCTTCTTCATTTAAACTAGTGAATTAAGTGTATTTGGGGGTTAACGAGATTACTCATCTTTTTCTCCACTGCTTTGTCCCATGATATTATGCTCTTTTTTGTGGGGAACCTCAGTAAAATGCATTCTTTTACTAGGCTTTTGATATATTTCCACATCATCATCTTTTCTTAACCAAGCTGGAATATAATTTGGATTTGATATTTTTTCAAACCAATATAAAAAAGATACAGGTTTACCTTTATATGTTTGTACAGGCCCTCTACCTGACCATTTTTTTACATCCACTTCAATAACGGCAGTAATTGCTGTTGGAAATAGTTTGATTAGCATTTTCTCTAGAATTTCAGTATCGTAGCTATCTGGAGCAGCAATAAACATGTTATCTTGTGCATATTTCCACCACTCAAACTTATTCTGCTCAAGGAAAGAAAATAAAGTCAAATTTGCTCCGAAATTTGAGCCGTTGATTTCATTATATATTAATAAAAAAACTTTCATTGAATTCCCTCCTCTTTTTTATGTTCATTTGTATCATATAAGTATTGAGATTCAGGAAGTCGTAGGTTTGCTTCTGTACCTCGCTCACCAAATATCTTTATAACGGCTTGATCATTGTTAAATTTCTCGGAATATAATTGCATAGGGTTTTCATTATATGATCGAGTATAAAAATGCAAATACACACATATTAGGATTGGTAAACCGATGACCATTACAGCTAGTCCACATCCTAATAAGATATAACTGAAAATAGTATTAGTTGTTATTAAGGCAAATGATATTAAAACCACACCTAATAAAAAAACAGCAATAATAGGTAATTTTAATCCGTTTAGAATGTTGCTTTTTTCATTTTGTACGGAAGCTTTATTCATTATAGACGCAAAATTCTCAAACATATTTTTAGCTTTTATGCAAAAGTAGTGATATATTCTTATCATAACAATATCTGTAAATTAAATTATATTGGTTCGTTTAATTATCCATTGGTTTACAAATCTATTGTCTTAATTAATGTTTCTTTAGGAACTTACCGAGTTATTCTACAAATATTTTTTAATCATTTGAGTAATCATTTTCCCAATTCTAAGATAGCCTCTATCATTAGGGTGTGTTCCATCGTATAAAAACTCGCTGTAGTTGTTTTCATTAATACCTGATTCGTAATGTAAATCAACGCAAGGTATATACATACATTTGCATACCTCTTTTGTAGCATCGGCCAGAGCTTTATTTGCTTCTGCAAATGTATCTTCAAAATTTGATGGATTAATATATTGCTCTGTTATTATAATTATTAACGCTTTAGGATTTATGGAATATATGTAATCTAATGCTTCTCTCCACGCTCCATACCAAGTATTCCATCCTGTTTTATTTTTAAAATCATCGAGTGTTCCAATTTTATCTTTGCTGATTAATAAAGCTCCATTTACTTGCACCATTATTGTGTAAATGTCAGCTTTTTTCCACACACCTCTTGTCGCAAAACAAGAACCGTATCCTTCTATATTTTCTGGTAATGTAGCTCCATTTTGGCCATATTGATATTTTTCCTTAAATTTAATTTCCTTAGAAACAATAGATTGATACCCTTGAGTCATACCTGTTCCACTTGTACCGCTACCACCTGGGTGCTCATCAAGCCATGTCATACTATCACCTATACTCGCCCAAGTTTTATCAGATAAATCATATCTCTTTCTTCTTTTTCTGTATGTGCTTCTGTACAAACCTCCCCACTTTAATAATTTTATATCTTGTATAGTTTCATCACTTGCTGTCTTTATAATAAGCCTTATTCCATCTCCATTTGTCCAAGGAATCCTAAACTCAGTGTTACAAGTAAAAACCCTATTAAAATCATCTAATTCATAGTTGATACAAGCTGTTTTCCTGTTGTTAAAACTTTTAAAATACTGAGTTGCCATAGAATGTTGCCCCTTTATTAATACGGTTTTACCTCTATGATTTGATAGGTTAATTCCTTTTATCTTATAATAGCCATAAACGTCAACAAGTATGTTTTTAGATACTACCCATCCACTTCCTTGTTCAAGGGAAAACAGTCCTGCATAAGTAGGTCCATCAACATCTGTCGGTATATATTTATCAGCTTCTTTTTCACTATCCTCTAATGATTTATAGATAACATCTTCATCACTAAAGTATCTTATATACTCTTTTTCCCAAATAGAATCATCTAACCATTTTGGATTTATATCGTTTATATTATATTCCTTAAAATATTCTCCGTTCCATTCTTTAAGGCTATAATTTTTATTAAAGTCACTATTATTAAATGCTATAGTAAATACTATTTTTTTACATCCAAGTGGCGTTCTAAACGGTTTGCTAATATCCCAACATAAGAACATATCAGTAATACTTCCTTTTCTCATAACATCTAAAACAACATCTTTTTCATCTAAAAAAATTATTTTTTCATAATCATTTCTAGATGTTCCAAATACTTGATAGGTTTCTTCTTCTGCAACTTCTACTTTGTCAGACAATCTGTATAAATTAACATCAGCAAACAAAGGAGTTGAATATTTATCTCCTTTCTTTATATCACTTTGTAAATATCCCCCTTCTATAAAAGAACAAGTATTATTATATATTTCGAAGCTGTCATCACAATTTGGTATATCTTTACAGCTGTTACTTTCTCTAAATACTCCATTAAGATAGTAATCTGTAGGACTTTTTTTATATAATGATAGTCTAATATATCTTTCATTTTTTGCCAAATTACAAGCGGTTTTAGTCCATGGATTTCCAATATTATTTGGCAAGACCATTCTAGTAAATTTCTTTTCATTGTCATACAATGCTATTCCTACAGAATTATCTTCATTATAAAATACAAATGACTTACTTAATGCCTCAAGAAAAGGAGTGCATTTAAAATCTACATTTTTAGTTTCCTCTCCATTGATATTAGATATATATTTGTTATCTATTGAGAAAACACTATTGTCTAATTTGTAATCAGTTATATTTATATTACTTTCATCTAATATAAGATTACCGCCAAATGGTATTATATAAAATTTTTTTCCGTTTTCAACAGAATATCTAATATAGCATTCATTATTCTGTATATCAATTGTTTGCTGATTTCTACTATTACTGAACTGCCTTACAAACTTTTTATCTTTGTCATAAACAGCTAAGTATAAGTTCTTTTGTTCTTCTTCTGCCCAAAATGTTATCTTTGATAAGCCTTTTATTGCTATGAAATTAGATGCACTAAAATTAGAATTACTAGTTAATACGCCATTTGTATATATATATCCTATGTTTATGCAGTATTTACCTACTTCAATTATTGACTCTATCTCGGTAAGTTTATCATCCCGCTCTTTCAGTTCTTCATCGGTTTGGGTTTTGTCATAGTAATCTTGCTCGAGCTTGTTTATGTGTTCCAGCATTGCCGTGCCTACACGGGTGGCTGTGTTCTGTTTGTTTGTTTTTTCGTCGCGGATCTGGATGGCCAGTTGCTTTAATTCTTCGAATGTTTTTGTTGCCATAATTCTGATTTTTTTACGAAGTAAACTTACCGAGTTAGATTTCAAAAAGACATTGTTTTATTTACGTTTGTGCGTTCCGTATAAACGTGATTTGAGAGTAGTGCTGCGCTTGTGGTTTGCTTCCTCAATTTTATCGACAAGCAAACCGCAGAACTCTTCGCCGTACATGTAGGCCATCTGTTCCTTCAGCACCATGATGGATGCAAAGTAGGGGCGGGAAAACCATTCTCGAGGTTTACGCGGATTGCCGGATGTATAGTATCCACCGGGCTTAGGGCCAACTTTGCGAGGTACATTTAACCCGTGTTCCTCACGATAAACCGGGTTTAATATCTCTAAGTCACCGCCGTTACCTTTGGTATATCCGTTACCGACACCCATGTCCTGGTATATGCCGTACTCCAGAAACTTGTGCTGGATGGTGGATACCGAGTCGGTGGCAGATATGACGTTATCACGTATCTGCTGGTGAAGTGAGTAGGTATTAATGACGTGCAGCCTCTCAATCTTTTCACGCCAGATATTCACCATCATTTCTGCCCAGGCTTCCTGATATTTTCTGCGGTCTTCATCGGTAGCTGCCGGCCTGTTAGTGTCTGTATTAGCCATTCCACTCGTCCTCCTTATAACATAAATCTGTGGGTTCGGTCAGTTCGACCATAAAGTATAAGCCGGTACATCCGGAAATAAAGTATTCTCCCAGTTCACGGGTGTAGATGCGGGATACATTCAGGAAGGATAAATCCAGGTCTTCGTAGATGTATTTGTCACGAATCATTCGGGAATGGAACTGTCTGAATATCTGCCGGCAGATGTCCAGCTTTGCCGCACGTTCGGTCATGTCGTCGTAGCGGTAACGAATCAGGAGGAATACCGTGAAGGTGCGCTTCTTGAACCAGCCGCCCCCGATTTGCTCGGTGGCTGCGTCGTTGGTATCGTCGACACAGACGAAAGCAGACTGTTTCCGGAAATTGTCGAGTACATCCTGGAGTGAATTGATACCGCTGTAGGAACATGGAAAGAATGAGTTGGCTTTGGCCAGCTTGTTCTTCTCGGTCAGCTCTTTAAAGTAGGCGTGGCCGTCAAAAAATTTACTTGTGTCCATTTTGTTTTGATTTTAGAATTTGAATATCGTGTGCTTTGGCATCCAGCTCGGTCAGGGCCCGCCAGCAGTCCATCTGCAGGACTTCCTTTTCTTTTGTCACGTCACCGCCGGTCAGTGCCCGGATCTGGGCGTTCATCGCGCCCATCAGGTCGGGCAGTTCCGGCTGATCAGCGTCGGTCCTCTGGTGGAAGGGCTGGAAGAAATGGGGAAAAAGGGAAGCGAAGTACAGTTTGATGCTTCCCCACCAGAGGAATACGGAAACCAGTTCGTATTCTTTGATGCGGGAAAAGGCGGCTTTCAGTGAACCTCTGACACCCGGCTTCTTTTTGTAAAGGAAACCATATAGAGCTTTGAGTTGGGAAACGTCCTGCGAATACAGGTAGCCCTGGTAGTGGTTTTCACAACAAAGGTAATCTTCGAAGCTCAGGCCGTGCAGCATTGCATCGATGGCATACCGACCGCCTATTCTGTCCAGCCGGACGGGATAAGCGTTGGGCTCGGAGATGAAATCAATCTGCCGGAGGAAACTGCGCACCTGCCAGTCCTGAAGGATGAACCTCAGTTTCTTGTGCCAGTTCAGGCGGAAGGTGCAAAGCCATCCTTCTTTCACTCGCTTCCGGACGCGGATTCCGGTGAAGCGCATGAAAACGTAAGTCTTAGCCTTGACCGGAGAAAACAGGGTGATGACCAGGAACACATACCGAAGCTGTTCCTGGTTGAGCTGCTGCCAGGAAGTGGGGAACCGGAAGTCGAGGATTCTACCCCCAAAAGTATGTGGAATCATCTTTTTCATTCTGATAAGTCTGGAAATGTTTGACTTTGTAGGCCTCGGAGTCCTTGTAGCTGGTGAATACCTCTACTTTGGATTCTGCGTAGTTCTCAATGCGTTCCAGCATGCTCTTTGCTGCCGACCAGTTCTTTGCGATGCAAAAGCCGATGAACTTGCACATATAGTCGGCCATGGCAGACTCTTCTTTGGTGAACGCATTGTGCCGGGCCTGTTCGAGGATGTGGTCGAAGAACTCGGCCGACACGTGCTGCCGTATCTTTTCTTCTGCCTGGTACATCTTTGTCCGGAACTCGAGCAGTTTGGAACGGTGTACGTCTGCTGAAGGAAAATCAACGTACATTTTCAGTTGTTTGGCTGTATACATCAGGTTCGGGATGTTGATACGGGCCTGTGCCGTATCTGCCCAGCTGGTACCGACCAGTAGCTCCAGGCATCGGTCGTAGGCATCTTCGGTTGCGTTGGTGACTTGCTGCAGCAGGTTCTTCACTCTGTCGGCTGAAGCCGGGGCCAGATTCTGGTTAGACACCACACCGAAGCCGGTGGGGGTCAGTACCAGGTCGAGCTGTGGTATCTGCTCCTGATAGGTACGCAGACAAACCAGCTTTGTGACCGCCTGCTCGAGTCCGGGAACAGTATCTAATTTGTCTGCCATGTCACCCAGCAGCACGCAGTTGATGCTTTGAAGCGTGTCGTCCAGGTGAGGAGCAATCATATCATACACCTCTGCCGTGGAATTGGTGGCAGAGGAACAAATCTTCTCGAAAATCTCTTGTGAAAATGTGATAGCCATATTGATTCGTTTTAGGATTTGTTTTCAAGGTCTGAAGCTGTCTTTTGTTTGGCGTCGGTGTTCTGGTCAAGGGTGGTGAGCAATACCATGGGTACATCCGGATACACCTTCTCACTCCATCCGTTGTACTCGATGACGATGTTATGCGGGATGTTCATCAGGTCGTGGAAAGGAATCTCCAGTGCCTGCTTGAGCGTGAACAGCTCGCGCTTGTCTGAGCCGGAGTTGTTACTCTGTCCCTTGCCTGGTGTGGCACCTACCAGGTTGGGATGGATGTTGTCGCCGTAACAGGTGATGTTACTGGCTTCCTGGATGTCTTCACTCCAGTCGCCGCCTTCCTTGCCGGTCTCCACTACATTGATGCGTACCATCCGGACTTCACGGCCATTCGGGTCGATGTAGTATCCGGTAATCCAAACTTTGCCGCTGTTTTCGATTCCGGAAACAAAGTTCTTGATGTTTTCCTTCTCCTTTTTGATACGCTCCATCTTCTTCAGCGGGTCGGTAATATGCTCTTCCGCACAAATGTTACTCCAGTAGTCCTTGTGTACTTCGACCTGGTACTTTACGCTGGCATGGTTGCGGAGCTTCGCTTTCTTGCCTTTCCCAATCAGTCGCTTGATGTCGTACCAGTCGCCCCGGAAAATGCTGGTGTAGTAGGGGATGGGGTAATACTGAAATCCGGGTGTGGGGAAGCGCACAAGGATAGCGAATTTACGGTCATCAGTACGGACTCTTGTTTCGCCATCGCGTCCAGGTTCACGCCCCATGAGCACCATCAGGTCGCCCAGCGGGTCGCGTGGATCCAGCAGACGGATGACTTCGTAGTCTTCCGGATGGAGCGAGGCGTTTTCGCGGAAATTGGCATAAATCACGTGATTGATTTTGCCCCTTTTGGCCTGTTGGAAACGGCAGTAGCAGGCCTCTTTGTGAATAAGCCGGTTGATTCTTTTGCCGTCCTTGGAAAGAATGATGACCGACACGCAAAAAAAGAAATACTTCATGTCTGTAGCTTGCTCGAGCTGGAACAGCGGCAGGCTGTTATGAATCAGCCAACGCTTGATTTCGGGATGAGTTGTCGGCTGTCTGGTGTCTACGTCCATGTACTTCAGTCCGGCACCGTAACAGGTGATGACGTTGAACAGCTTGTTCTGGCTCATCACTTCGTCGATGCCTATCATCTTGATGATATTAAACGGAAGCTGGTTGTCTTCACCGAAATTGACATACTCCATGCCTTTCCGACCGGGAACAGACGTAGTCTTCACATTTGCATCTTCATCGAATACCAGGCTACTGTCTTCTACGGAAGCCATTTCGGTGGCCACGTTGGAAACCTCGATGTCAAATATATCACCAGGCATGAAGTCGCCGTCGTATTGCAGGATTGTCTTGTCCATATTAAAGGTAAATTGTCATGTTGTTAATTTCGAAAAGGGATATGTCGCGGAAGGAACGAATTAAGCCGGATGCCGGAAGGCGAACCCGATGGAGCCCCTGTCGCCAGTGCGAGCCGACGCACACCGCGCCTTTGTATTCCAGAATGTCACCTGTGCTGAGTTTCCAGAGCTTCAGGTTGCAGGGCTGCCCGGACTCGAGCAGTCTTAATGCGTCTTTGATATGTATTACGTTCATAGGCTTTAATTGTATGTGTCATCGAATGAGTCATCGAAAATGTCCGGAAGCAGACGGAGCCGCTGCTGGTACCGGGATGCGAAGATGTAGGAAACAGTGAAAGCAAACAGTCCGTCGTCTTCATCGCTCCGGCTGGTATTGCTTTCGGTGATGGTTATCGGAATGTCGCCGGATTCATCCATCAGCCAGACTTCGGTAGCCCTTGCCACATCGTCGGCCAGGTTGAACATGCCTTCGGGGATGTAACCTATATTGAGTGTGTGCTTGCGCTGCTCGTCTACGTAATAGTTCTTGTATTTCCCGGCGAAGTAAGCAGCACTTCGGGTCAGTTCCGGCTCTACCGTATCTCCGCCCACAAAGTAGAATGTCTCGACACATCCGAACGAGTTCCGGAACTTCAGGCCGACGGATTCCGGTTCGTCCTGGTCTACGCGGAAGGTCTGCTTCCGGGCGCCGGCCAGGATGGTGTACCGCAACAGCCGGTAGTCGGACTGGGTAAATCGGGAAGGGGATACGTCTATGGAGCGGATACCGTAGTCGGCCACATTGCCCAGTGAACGCGTGGATTTGAGAAGCTGGTTCTGGCCGTTGACGAAGACACATTCTGCCGTCACGGGAATAGTCGTACCGCCTGAAGACAAATTTCCGGTAGTAAGATAGAGGGTTTCCGTGCGGTTGAAGGAGGTTATTTTATCACGCCCTGCCAAGGTCGTCAGGAAATAGTTCGTCACGAAATCTACTCCGCTGCAGGGGATGATAGGACGGCATAACAGCACCGTGAAGGTCTTGCTGATGGTGGTTTCACTGGAAGCGGATACCTCGTAGCTGAACTGAAGCATCGGTGAACCGATAAGGTAAGGCTCCATGAGGGAAAACAAATCAAGAATGTGTATCTGGTTGTTGGCATCCTGAGTATAGGTTTCTTGCAGAATGACCGTATTTGCTTGCTTCAGCACAAAGGTTACCCTTTTGTCTGCGCTGATTGTGAAGTTGTCCAGCTGTGAGGACAGGACGAAATCGGGTATATCTTGTGGAATAGTGAGCATAATTCTTTGTTTTTCTCAAAGATACCCGGCTCCGGAAAGGGGTAAAAAGACAAAAGGTGCAGCGTCCTCACGACGCCACACCTTGATATAAATGTAGAAAAAATGTAATCATCTAAAAACTTGCAGTCTATCTGCGCTGCATCATCCATGCCGGTTTCCCTTCTGGATTAATTGCTATCTTAAAACCTATTTTGAGTAAGTTGAACGTTATATCGTTAATACTTATATCGACCATTTCACTCAACTCGTCTTGTATCTGTTGCGATGTCTTAAACACTGTGTAATCTGTAACTTCCTTAGCTGGAAGCCATTGTTCACAATATTGCTGAAGAACTAAAACATCAAAATTTACCGCTTCTTCCATTAGTTTCCTCCTTTCTGTCATTAAGGGCAATACCCATTATCTTGTATAAATCCTCGAACTCCTCTCTCTGGCACATGATGCCATCACAACCATTCATACATATCTGGAATTCTTCGATGAATAGCCCATTCTTATTGTAATAAGAAGTCTTCTGTACTCTGAAAACCGCTTTTTCTACATTGTCATCCATTATAAACCTCCTTTCTTGCAAAGTAAGATGGAACAGGCAAACCAGCAGAGGCAGGCAATGGCGGCCAGCCAATGGGTGAATACGGAACAGGTTAGGATACAGAAAGAAGCCAGTGCCTGGGAAATGAGCACAGTCTGGCGGTTGGAAACTTTCTCTTCCATGATAGAGGAGAATAATACATTTTCACGGTTAAGCCATAACGATATACGGCTTTGTTTTGCCTGGCTTGCAGGCAGGGCAATTTGATTTTTCATTTTCGTAGGACATTTAAAATGAAACAATATGTTGGTTAATTACGGGAAAGGAAACAAAAAAGGTTCCGCTTTCCCGTTGTCCTACACCTTGAGAAAGGCAGTGGGCGCATTAACGCTCCACACGGGGGTCGGAACCAAAAGTTTATATAGCCAAAGCTAAGGGCATAAAAAATGCCCGCAGCAAAGTTATTTGGCGAGCCATCTCGCCTTTCTCAAAATGTAGGACATTGCAAATATGAGGATTTATTTTGGAATGGCAAAAGAAAAAGCGGAAACTTTTATCGTTTCCGCTTATAATTAGATTTAAAACATAGGTAAAGATAAAGAGCGTCCTTGTTTGCTATCTTTATCCATAGAAATGATTTCTTTATCAGATGTTTCTACGATATATTTTTTAGAGGTTACACCGACTAATATCCCGGATAGGAAAATATTTTTTTCGTAATTAAACATGATTTCATCTCCTATAGATATCTGTTCATTATTAATTGTATAAGTTTTTTCAGTTATACCATTACCATTAATTTTTAGATTATTTATTGCATTCAAAAGTATGCTTGTATCAACAGATAATTCTTGTTGCTTAGGTATTTCGGCTTTATTGATAGATAATAGACTTATTAATGAATTTACCTCATTAGAATCTGCTTTTTCAGTTTCTTCTAATGCTTTTTGTATTTCAGCACGTCCTTTTTCAACTTCATCAATTCTTAGGGTTTCGCTATAAGATAAAGTTCTTATGCTTGATATGTCAAAAGGCATGACTGTCTTTTTATCTTTAATCAGTACGGTTTTCATATTGAAAGCCTGTCTAAAACCGAGCTCATAAAATACATTAGCATTACGAGAACTGATATCACATATAGCCATATCGTATTTCACTGCTTTTTGCAGAATGTCAACTATAATCATGTTGGTTTTAGAAGTGTCATCAGCTCGGTCCACTTTATATCCGGCTGCTTCACATGCTGGTTTTATCAAGTATTCATATACACGACCAAAATGACCTTTTTCATAACCGTCCACATCACTAATGGGCATTATGACAAAGCATGTTTTTTGAGGCTTTTCGTCTTTAATAGCTTCTTTACTTTTCTCACTCATAGGCTCGTGTTTTTAGGTTGATTATCAGATTTAATTTGAGAGAGTTCTATAAACTCTTTCGTTTCATAATTTATATAATAACCATTATCTGTGATACCAGCATAGGCTTTATCTCCACCATTGGATAAAAATATCTGTACGGCTTTGTTAGTAATATGTAATTCTTCAACCATCTGGACAATTTGATTGGAGGTCATTTTTTTGCTTGTAGATACAAATATGCCAGATGGACGTCGTTGAATTATCAATGCTTTAATACCGTCAATAACGCACGCCGATGATTTTGCTTCAGCTTTCTGCTCAATATTTTTAGCTTTGAGTAAAGGTTCTTTTGTACGTATGGCCATGCCGGTAATCGTCGTATAATACATGTTGTTCAGGTAAGAACTCGTGATATTAAGATTAATAAGTCCGTTGGCTCCTTTATTAAGCAGTTCTTTGGCAATGTCATCAAAGGCTGTATCTATGTTTACGGAGTATCCTCCAAAGGTATCGATGGCTCCTCGTGTCGTTGAAACTACGCTGCCGATAGGAGTGTAGTCAAAGTTTACATTATTGGCTTCTGTCACAAAAATACCCTTATCCGTCAATGAGGAATAGTCTTTGATTTCTGTGATAGTCATCTGATCTAGCGTAAGGCAAGATGACAGAGGGATGATTAGTGTCAGTAATAATAAGGGTCTGCTCATAATCTTTTTTAGTTTTATAGAGTCACAATTCAAAGAACTTTATAGTAATTTGATATACGATAGTTATTGATTGATACTATTCCCACAGTCTTTCTAACATTAAATGTTATCAGAATAAATTCTGTTGTTGTGGCTCTTTTGCAGATTCTTTGTATTTCTTAATCATGCCGAGCATCAGTTCATCTCTTTCTATACCCTGGTTGATTGCTTCAATCATCTTCGGAGTCGTGTTCTTATCTTTCAAGTCCTTCTTGTTCTGACGAAGCTGGCCGCTTGCCCGGGTGTTTAATGATTCAAGAACGATAGATTCTGTAGTGAATTTCAGTTTCCGGTAGGGAGTTGCGCTGGCGTTAATCAGGTCTTCGAGCATTTGGAAAAATTCGTCTTTCTCTCCGCTCTTGAATTTGTTCATCAGGTAATCTGATACTACCACGACGTCAAGGTCTTTGTCGAAGTTCGTGGTTCTGGCATATCCGCCCACATTACCCAGCAGCTGCATGAAGATGTCCAGCCTTCCTGCCATTCCTGGAGAGATAAAAATTTCACGATTGTAGAATGTCAATTCTCCACTGTCCATAAAGGTCTTGAACCACAAAGCGTCGTAGGTCAAGTTTACATTTTCTTTTTTGATAGCCATATTCTTAGTGTTTAGTTATTTCGTTCATAATTTCGCATAATTCTTTCTCGTAAATGAGCCGGATGTTCTTTCCTTTGGCATTGAGCTCTTCAATCTTCTTGAGTTTAGACGGGCCGGCACCTTCTCCGACAATGACAATGTTTGTCTTGCCTGATATTGTCGTATTTATGTCTGCACCGAATGATTTCAGGATAGAACCGAGTTCATCGCGGTCAGGGTAAGCGCAAAAGATGCCTGTAATCACTACTTTTTTCTGGAAGAAAATCGTATCCTTGTTTTCTACGTCTTCTTCGGATAAAGGCATCAGGGTGTCATGGTCGTATTTGCGTGCTTCCTTATTTGCCATTACTTCCTTCAGGTCATAATGTGCAAGGTCTTTCGCCAGGTGTCCCTGGTAGCAAAGGTAAAGCTTTGCACAGGCTTCCGCATCAGCCAGTGCGTCGTGATGGTTGACAAGCTGGATGCCGTTTTCTTCACAGCATGCTTTCAAGCCTTTGCCGTACAGTTCGAGTGTATCGACGTAGTGGCTTAGGTCAATGCCGGTCAGGCCATAGTATTCCATACAGCTTCTGAAGACGTTGATGTCTGTGGAGCTGTTGTGACATACAATCGGAAGATCTTCGATGAGGGATTTTAGTAAAGGGAACAATTCGGAGAAGGTGGGGGCGTCGGCTACCATCTCATCCGTCAGACCGTGTACATGGGTGTTACGTTCAGTCCTAGAGTCTGGTATCGGTTTGATAAGTGAGTAGAACTTCTGGCTGATAACCCCGTTGTGGACTCTTACAAGCCCTATGGCGCATGCACTGGTCAGTTCCGGTGTCATGGTTTCAAAGTCTATTGCGACAAAATCTTGTGGTTCCATTTGTGTCTATTAAATTTGTTATAAAAATAATAGTCCAAATGTAATAAAATGTTGAGAGGAGGGCAAAAAATAAGCGGAAACTTTTGGGGGAGTTTCCGCTGGATAATAGAGTTACTAGATTTACTTATGTAAACTTTTTTCTGCCAACTATTGAATTATAAATATTATGTTTGTCTTTTTCTATATTAATTGTTGGAGAAGCATCCTGATGGTTTATTATAAAATTATCAAAAGCTTCGTCAATTTCATCTAGAAAAATTTTATTAAGCTTTACTATTTTATATTTTTCATCTGTTAGATTAAATTCTACGAATCTAAAATAGGATAGACATTGGATAAATGAGAAAAAATAACTTTCTTCAGATGAATCCTTTGCTTCACCGACAATATTTACTATGTTGTCATAAAGGGATATTTCTTTATGGTTTTCATAAGCTACTTTCAACGCATACAATAAACATATATTCCAATATGAAAATTCAAAAAATAGAATATTTTTTAATTCACCCTCTTCTAATACTTCGTTAGGCTTAAAATTAGGAGTTATTAAAGATATGCCTTGCATTTTATCATTTACAAAAGATAATTGTTGTGTCATGTTATCTGTATTGCTTTTTATTCCTAAAATTTTTCTATCAAGTTGAAGAATTGTATCTTTTATTGAAGTTAAGATCTCATTTAAAGAGTCTTGATTGTTTCGTAATAATTCTGGTAAAGCCTGTATCTTAATTTCAACATCTTCCAATTTTTTTGAGGATTCTACTATAGAAGCAGTTGAGCGTTCTATTTCTTTAGGAGAGTTTTGTAATGTATCACATAAGTCTCTAAATTTATGCAATAAATTATTCATTGAATCACTGGATACTACTGTCATAATTATGGCTATAACAGAGAGGATTATTGACGATATTGTTGATGCAAAAGAAACTTGATTGACAAATTCTTTATTTTCACATGTTTGTTGTGCGAATAAATTAACTAACATAATAGCTAATACTACTATTATAGTCCATAATATATAGTTATACTCTCGTGTCTTTTGAATTTCTCTATCTTTTTCGTCCATTGTATTATAATTTTTTAGATTAAACATCACTTTAATAAATTCATTACTTCTTGATAATTGTCACCCATGACAACTCTACGTTTATCGTCTCTTAAGCCAATATAATATTTACCAGAACTGTACATATATACGTTGGGTAAAGCATTAATCATATCGTCCTTAATATCTTCAGGTAAACCAAATATTTTTGCTATACGTTTAACAGCTCTACGTATTATTCTTACTACGTCAGAAGGCTTTCTGTCATTACTGGTTCCTAAAATAGGTTCAACAGCATCATAAAACGATTTTATAAAATTATTTCTAATATCCGGCAAGTAGAAAGCGTCTTTTATTTCATTTTTTATGGCTGTAACATTCTTTCCTCTTTCATTAGAGAATACTATACCTCTATCATGATCTGCAAAATATATTTCACATTCTACAGAGCTTTTACAACCGCCATTCATTCTCTTATGAATGTGAAGGCTCCTATCCCATTCGAGAATATTTCCGCCTCTGTGATGATTGTCAATAGTGATTGTCTGATTATTTAAAAGATTTGATAGTGCCATTATTCTTTGCTCTTATCTGTTGATTTTATTACTTGAATCATTTTTATTATTTTAGATATAAGGTCCATATCTTCATTCAACGATTTTTCCATCTTAACTCGGCTATCTCCTGAGTACTTTGGTATTTCAGCGGAATGTTTATCGATGTAATTGTTCATCAATTCCAAAATTTCTTTTTCATCTTTATATTTATCAACAAGATAATATATAGATAACAAATTTTGCCTATCTCTTTTAATAGCTTCATAATATCTGTATTCTTCCATTAAAATCCGATATTGCTTAAGAAAGAAAAAAGCTACATACTCAATGAAAAACAGAATACCAAAACGAGGTAATAAAGTGAATAATTGTTGTGATATTTCTAAACTATTATACTCTGTACCTAAATTAAGTAAGTAAAATACAAATACACCCAAGATTGAGATGATACAACCTACAACAAGGCAAGTGTTTGAGCGAGATAGTAGTCTATCCGCATTATTCTTACTTTCTGTAATATTTTCATTTAATTGTTTTTCTATTTTGGAAGCTTTTAAATCATCGATGTTTTTTTTATCGCCAAGTGAAATTTCTATACTATTTAATAGAGTAGAGTAGCTTTCATTTAAAGTATTGTCTGTTCTTTCTATTAGATTTTTATCCAATAATTTAAACATACTAGCAGTAACTATTAATACAACTAAAAATAACGGAAAGAATTCTTTTTCGTCAATTTTAAAACTTAATAGATTCCCATCCGATTCAAACTTTATTAGAAAAATAATGCCAAATAATGATGCTATTATAATAAAGATTGAAAAGAGATTGTTTAAAAATGTTTTAGTTCTAAGTGTTTGTTTAATCTTATTGTCAGTTTCTTCTTTCTTTCTCATATAAGATGCTATAAAATTTATAGAGTTTACATTATGAAAAAATAAAAAGAGGATGTTCAATGAACAGCCTCTTTTTATTTGATTTGAATTATAATTTACTCTTGATTATTCTTGTTATTTCTGCCTGATAGATTAATTGTAGGCAAGATAATTGGTTGTATCCCAGACAAAGCTGTCAATGATGTGATATAAGCTCTGATATACGGGAATAATATTGCAGGAGCAGATGAATTGAAGAATATTTCTTTATGTTTATCAGGTAAATCTCTATCAAACTCAAATATTCCAATAGCTTTTACAACTATGTTTAAATCATTTGATTCGTTTTTAACTTCTAGCTCCAATTCAAGTCTCAATTTTAATTCTTCTTCATTGATTCCTGTTGTATTTTTTATATTTACACTCAAGTTATCAAAATCAGATTGGTCTGGATTATATTTGATAGATGATTCTACTATTTTATATCCAATAAATCTAAAAGCTGCTATTTGTTCTGCCATATTATGCTGCCAAACTTAATAATTCATTATAAAAATCACCATTATAATCAGATTCGCATTTATTGTTGTTACAAGTGATGCTAAAGCTGCTTGGAAGAAAGGATATCGTTTTAACATCAATTTTCTCTTCGAAAATAATTTCTGTTCTATGGTCTTGATATTCTATTTTAACTTGATTATCATGACATGAAACAATAAATTCTGGTTCTACGACATGCAATGAATCCTCTGGTGATACAAACAAAATAGTTTCACCATATAAGTTCATAATATCCATAGATAATTTGAACTCATCTTCCATATAATAGCTATTATTATATAAACTATTTGGGGAAACTTCAACTAAATGTGTATCATATAAATATTGATACTTATATATATTATCTGTATTGCGATATTTGACAGACATATCACATAAGAAATCTTTTATATAATCAATGACATTCATGCTGCAAAATTATTTTTAATAAATTCGTCAATAGTTTCTTTTACAAAAGTGGCTTTACTCATGCAATCATTTACATCATTCTGGCTTATGATGACATTCTCATAATCGGCTTTCTTTCTACAAGTTTTAAGATATAAAAAACATCTTGTCAAATTACTAACGAGTTTAAGATCATTAGTTTTGTTTAGCATTAACTTGATAAACTCGCCTATTAGAAATTCATGTGAACCAAGTTTTTTTGATTTACTATTTATTACAGTTTGATCTCCGCAATAGTTAGTATAATTATCGCTTTGTTCTTTATATCCTATTCCACTTTTATTCATTGCATACATTGCTCTTTGATATGCTCCATAATATAAACAATGAATAGAAGCATTAAGTTTTCCATTATCTATTAATAAATCAGCAGCATCATAATTTTCATCTGACTTATTCTTAATTATTGGCATATAAATATTTGGAATTCTCTATGGTCTATTATTAACACGACAAAGATAAATATAATAATCAAATATAGTATCAATTTTAGTCTAAAAATACACAGAATGAATATCTTTCAATAAATTATCGCCGATTTTAGGCGTAAAAAACGAAATACCTTATTCCCCGCCGCCCGATTTTGCTTGTGTCAGCAGGCAAAATCGGGCGGCGGGCGGCCGTGACGCTACCCACCTCCCATACGCTGCTACGGCCATTTGCAGCTCCTACAGCCTGCCTTCATCCCCGTAGCTGTAATAACTTCCATCCGTTACTATCACGTGGTCAAGAAGCCTGATATTCATAATTCGTCCCGCTTCCAGCAGGGCATGTGTCAGGCGGTCGTCGTCCTTACTTGGTTGAAAATTACCTGACGGGTGATTGTGGCAGAGTATCATGGATACGGCGTTGCAAGAAAGGGCCTCGTGTAAAATCACTCTTACATCTACCTGAGTAGACGCCAGCCCTCCGACTGAGATACGCTGTTTGCGGATGATTCGGGCTGCCTGATTCAGGAAGATAACCCAACATTCCTCTACTTTCAGGTCTGCCATGTAGGGAAGCATCACTTCGTAAACGTCGGCGCTGGAAGTTATACGCTTGTAGTTGTTCTTCCGTTCCTTTATTCTCTTGTATAGTTCAATGACCGCCAGTGCCATCTCTCTGCGTGCCGGTGTCAGCAGGTTGCAAATGTCTTCTATCGACACATTGTTGCCGTTCGCCAACATGGCGTTTACCTGATTGCTTGTTTCCTTGTTGTTGGTAAGCTGATAAACTACTTCTGCGTCGCTCAAGTGGCGGCATTCTCCGCAAATTTCGAATAAATCTTTCATAATGTTGTTTATTAAATTGTTATACAAATAAGGTTTTCGCTAAAAACATTCCACCGATAACGGATGCGCCAAAACTTTCAAGGTGGCAGGCAAAACGAGCGTAGGAGTAACCACGGGTTATCACGTCATCGAAGACAAGCACTTTTTTACCTTTGAAAAACTCCTTGTCGAAGTTGATTACCTGCACGTCGTTTACGTGCTTCCCTGATTTGCTTTCGTGGATTGCCAGTCGTTCACCCTCTACCGTGATATGGCTGTATCCGTTTACCGCTCCCGATAGTCTGGCCACTTCTTCCGAAAACTCTCTGTATCGGATTTCATTTTTCCGCTGGCTGCTGGCTGGGATACAGACAAACACCATGTCACTCACTGACGTGCCAAACTGCTCACGGATTTTCTTTGCGACAAGCTGGGCTGCTGAAACGGCACATTTACCGTCTTTGAACGCCCAAACGTATTTTCTCACCTGCCAGTCTCTTGCGCTGGCCTGATACTTTGTGGGCAGGTAGTCAAAGAAGTTGAACATGTACTTTCTGCACTGGTTTAGCATGGATTCGGTAAAGGTTTTCATATCAGTGGTTTTTAGAGTTTTATTCTTGAACCTCGAGCTGAGGTAGTGAGCCTTTTTTCTGCTCTTCCTTCTCTGAGGTTTTTTTTATTCCGTCGCCTTTCGCTGTCGGTTCGTTTCGCCTTTTACACTGCGTCAAAAGGTGTTGCCAGCCGTGAAAGACAAGTTTTCACCGTAAAGCCCTGCCTTGAATACTACCCTGGAAGGGTGGAGATTTTTACAGTGAACAGCGCCTGAACTTAGCATACGGCAGGCAACATTTACCTTTGCAGTGAAGAAAAGGCGTAACCGGCAGTGAGAGGTGACACCGATATGAATTCCGAAGAGAAGAACAGAAGAGCAGTCAAAAAATACATAGCTTTAGCTATACCGCCAGTAGGGAAAGCAATGGGGCGGGTGGGCCGCTGCGTGAACGCTATCTCCAGCCCAGAAAGACTACCGAGTGTCTTTCTACCTTGTTACCCGGAAAATCTTCAGGATTTTTCGGGCGTCAGCAGGTTGGGTGCCAGAAAATTAGCCCTCAAAAACAGGCCAAAACAGGGGCGTTTGCTTGGATTTTCCGGCCACCCGAAAAGAAAACGGCACGCAATCAAACGAATACACCCACCAAACACCGCATTTTATGCGGACGTCGGGAATCCGACCCCCCACCGCCCTACGCCACAGTTAACAGATGTTAACCTTCGAAAATCGGAATATGTAACGGCACACCTTTCTACGCGCACGGTACACGCCAACTCGCGCACAAAAAAACAGCCCCGACAACCATTTGCACGGTCATCAGGGCTTACCCTAAGAATAAAACTAATTAGCTTATTGAAAACTACATAGAGGATGTCACAAACATATCGAATGTCATCTGGGGGAAACGTTCACAGCCGATACACAGCGTATCGAACGCATCCGAACCGTCTGTTCTCGCCTGAAGCTGGTCTTCTTCTGTCTCTGCCAGCTTTTCACCCCGCTTGTCTTTGCCGCCGTTGTACACGCCTGCAGTCTGCACGGAGATAAGCAGGTCTTCGTTGTTCTGTTCGTTGAAGAAGGGGATGAGTTTAGCCTTTCCGGCAAACATACGGTTGAGGAGCAGCCACTTCTCGATGTGCTTCATCGGGGGACCTATATAGACAGAACGCACCTCCCAACCTCTGTCCTGGAAAGCACGCTCGATGACGTAATGAAAGTCTTCGTCATTGACCGCATAGTTTGAGCCTAAGGCCGTACTGTCGTAATAGAATATCACTTCCTTGCGTCGCTGGTGTCGGTAATACTTGCAGAAGTCATCCACCAGGGCCTCGAGCTTACGCTCATACTTTACCCAGAACGACTTAATCACCTTCAGCCGGTTCCTGTCCGGCTGGCCGGCTACCAGCCAGTTGATGTTCGCGTTGAAGTCAAAGGCGATGCAGATGGGCTTATCCCTATCGAGGTCAGCATCCATCAGGCAGGAAGGCTCCTTGATTTTGTCGAACTGATATTCCAGGCTGTCCAGGTAGCTGAAGTCAGTCGCATTGTATTTGTGCCCCTCTGTCATGCTGGAGTAGAAGCCGTCTTTGCTGATACCGATACGCTTGCACAGGATGGCCGTCTGAAAGGTAAGTGGGGGAAGGTCACGCTTCATCTGATTAATGAAAGCTTCACCCAGCAGCTGCATGTTCTCAATCGTGGAGAACTCGTGGTACAGAACTGCCACAGAGCCCATGCGGCATACGTCACGGTTCAAGGTGCGCAGATAGTCCTTCAGGTACAAAGGAACAGGTTCAGATTTAGCCTGAAGGTCGCGGATGCGTTTCTTTGTCCGCCAAATCTCATGTACTGTCGCCTGGATGACTTCAATCAGTTCCGGGTCGCATTTCTTTTCGTAGTCCAGGAACCAGGAACCTTTCTTTGTGACCGGCATATCGGAGGTAATCAGCATGCCATGGTGGAAGTAGTGATGGCCGAAATACTGCTTGTTACCACGGTTTGCCGGAAGAGTCTCGTCTTTCAGCTGCTCGAAGTCGATGTACTTTGCTTCATCGATGTCCAGGTAATCCAGTGAAAAGGAGTTGGATGTTCCGGAACGGTCCTGGCTGATGATGTAACCTATCGAGCCGTTGTAGAAGGAAATCACATTCTCCCAGTTGTCGGGCTGGAAGATGGGTTCACCCCATCCCCAGGACTTCGGTGGTTTCTTGCCGATAGTCCAGTGTACGTCGCGCTTGAACCCCCAGCGTTGCCAGTGGATCAGCATGGACGGGATGGTATTGGTGAGGGCACGCTTACAGTTGGCCGCCACAAATCCGGTGATGCTTCCTGGCATGCGCTGCATGTTGCGCAGGTTGATGGCGGCATGAATAGGACCTTTACCCCAGCCACGTCCGGCACAAAGCACTATGTCTTTTGCCGGGGTGAATAGAACCTGCTGCTGGGTGTCATGGAAGTATTCTCTCATGGTTCGGGTGCCTCCTGTGATTTTTTAGGGTTGAAAATGTCGTCTTCGTTAAAGTCGGCATCCTCAAACTGGATGTCCTGGACATCCTCATTCATGTACTGCTTTATCTTATCCGCAATGCGCTGCCGGATGTTCGGTATCGGTTTAATTCCGATAATCGTCGGGTCGCTGTCTGGCTGGAAGGGTTGCACCACAATCTTGTCGTAGCCTAAGTCCTTGGCATCCTCCTTGTCGAGCTGCATGTACTTGGCGTAGTAGTTGTCACAAGCGGCCATCGCCCGGGCGTCCTTCATGCGCTTGGCCATTTCGTAACTCTCTTCGTTGCGCTGGATGAAGCGGTAGCGATGGTAGTCCTTGGTGGCTTTGTTCAAATCACCCAGCAGGTATTTGATGATGCGGATGTCTTCGTAGGCAGCTGACTTCTGTATCTGGTATCGCTTCTGAAGCTCGAGCACTATTTCCTGTTCCCGTATGCGCGGGTACTGGAGCCAGTAATTATACATGTCCCGAAGCCGGAGCAGACGCTGCTGGATGACTTCGGGAATGTTACGCTCTCGCATCTCGTCGACCGAGGCGAAGAGGTTTTCTTTGGCAATATCAATCGTTGCAGGTAATGGCATAGTTATAAATCTTCGTCGGAATCCATGTCACGGATGTAGGAACCCACAAGCTGCACCGCCAGCGGGCTTCCGGCTTCTGCCAGCTCCAGCTCGTTTTGCCGGATCTGCAATGCCCGTTCGGCTTTTCCTTTGCGGTAGGCTATGCTGGCCGGATGGGATTTGTTGGAAATGATTTCTCGCAGACGGCGTTCGTCTACGTCCATCAGGACTGCAATATCCGATACAGGGGTGAGCATCGTGGCAAGTTCTTTGATTCTGTCAATCTGTGCTGAAGTGAATTCCATTGAGGTGTATGCTGCGGGTATTAATAATCTCTGAAAACTGGTCTCGTAAGGTAAGGAAGATGTCAGGCTGCGTCGTGATCATCGCACATTCGGTCCGGTTTCCTCGTGTCTGGTTCTGGCTGGTAACGACTGTAACCATCCAGTGGTCGTTCTCGATAAGAAGTACCTTGGAGTGATTCTCCGTAAGGTACACGTCATCGAACACGGAAGACATAAAGGTGTACAGATTTACAGTCTTCTTGGCTGCCTTCAGGTCGGCCATCAGGACAGAGTGAAGAATCAGCTGCCGTTTTCGGAGGGAGAACAATCTGCGTAAGAACTCCTCGGAAGTAGAGAAGGTGGACACGTAGACTTTAGCCGGTCCGGTCTGTGACAGGATGAACTCGAGGACATCAAAAAGCTGAAGCCGGTTATCCAGGTACGCCTGTAACGGCACATCGGATAACGGCTTCAGCAATCGGTTTACATGTTTCATGCTTTCAACCCTAATTCACGTAAGGCATTCACCTGGTCTTCTCCTACGTTGTTTCCGGTGGAGATAAGGAAGTCGTATCTCTGCTGTACTTTGGCCAGCAGCTTCTCGTACTTCTCCTGGTCTCCGGATTCCTTCAGCTCTGCCAGTTTCTTCTTGTTGTCTGACAGATAGCCGCGGGCTGCACTGACTTTTTTGGCCATTTCAGCGGGGTCTTCAGGTGATTCACCTTCTGTACTGCCGACACCCTGAGTGTCCGGATTGAAATGGTCGTACTTGTTCATGTTATCCCGATATCTGGCATCCAGCTCTTCCAGTTGCTTCAGGTATTCGTACCTGTCGCATGGAAGAGCATCCTTCATGGTTTTCAAAGTCTCAAAAGTCTGCTTCAGGCGGAAGTAGATGTCTTTGTTGTCTTCCCACAGCTGACGGATTTCTTCGGGTAGTGAATCATGATCCGCGCGTTTGCCTTTGGCAATGGTCGCTTCTTGCGGTGTGTCGTCGTCAGAACTGATTTCAGGCTGGAAGGTGGCCAGTGTTTCAGCTACGGCCGGAACCAGCTCTTTGTCCATCTTGACCACGTCCTGAATCGTCTTTCGGTCTAGACGGATGGCCAGGTGTTTCTTCAGCTCATATTCAATCTTGCTTGCAAACTTCTGCGGATTGTGGGAAATATTCTGATAAAGGATGCGGTTACGGGTCAGCTTGAGTACCATTTCCGCACCTTTCATCAGGTCACGCTTGGCCGGCTCCGTATTGAGCCAGCCTTGCATGTTTATGGTTAACTGTTCATCTATGTACATAACTGTAGCCTCCTATTATTATCCACCCGGAAGGATTGCGCTACCATCCGCTCCGGAGATATCGCCATCTTCTGTTTCGATTTTACCTGTGTAGAACGGTGACGGGCAAATGTCCGTACACTGTGCCGTGAGGGTAGTTCCTGCTGTACCTGTTTCTCCTTCGCCGGATGTTTGGGAAATTGTTGTATCAGGATCATAAGCTTCTGAACCTACCACGCGAAACTTTCCGTTACGCTGCTGGCACAGATAAATCATCTCATCATTATTTGCCTGTCGGCAAAATCCTGATGCTTCTTCGTCTGTACCGGCATATAACAATGTGGCTTTGTTAAGAATCGTTTTGGAAGGTTTTTCACCTTGCGAATCAGAGGTAATGTTGGATTTGGTGGTCAATACCTCCAGGTACTGCCATTTCTTGTCTGCCGCCAGCACAAAGTCGCCTTCGTATGTGGCTAATGCAGCCATGCTCTCCGCTCCGTCAATGTCAGGAAGCACCGGCCATTTTTCAATCCAGCTTTTCGGAATGAAGAAAACCTTACGTCTGATACCTGGCTGCGAGGTCTGACCTGGACACCAGGAAAGGGATTCGTACATCCCTTTGCTTGTACAATCTACTGCCATAATTTACCCTCCTATGCCAGCGAGAACCGGAGTTGTACCGTCGATGGTACCCACCAGCAGACGCTCTTTAGAAATTGTTTCAAATTCAGCACCAAAAAACATGGTAGCAACAAAGTCAAGTTTGAATGGATGATGCTTTTCTACCAGAATCGTTTCCTTATCAGCACCATTACCGTAACCAACAAGCATATTACTTTTTGTAGTAAGGTGAATGAAAGCGGAACCGGCTTTGTTAGCCAGAGGAACCAGCTCACATCTATTGTTAGAACTTTCGAGAAACGTCTTCTCAAATGACGTATTATAAGGAACATGGCCAACGGTAGCCTGATAATCGTCTACATAGTTGTCATAAACACCCTGAGGAATAAACAGTTTAGTTTGTGTTTCTCGCAACACAGGGTCGGCAGCACGGTAGAATTCCTTTAAAACATCCACAGCATTGTCTTTGCTGATAGCCTCGATAGTAAACATGTTTTTAAGGTCTGCAGAAATCTTGGAAGCGTCCATTTCTGTTTTTGTGATGGTATCAAAACCATTAAAAAGGTCTTTTGATTTTGTTCCACTCTCATTACGTTTAGCAGACCATAAGACAGCATTAAGATTAGCTCCGAGTTTAGCAGAAAGGAAAGCAAGAACCTGACGGGTGATGTCGACATTCTTTAAAGCTTCCCCCTTTGAAATCAAGTTGCCATAAACTGTTTGCCATACAGAGTTCGGGGAAAACTTTTTCACTACGCTACCTAAGAAAGTCTCTAATGTACGCGGATCAATGGATACACCATTTTCATCAACACGCCCTTCATCATACGGCCCGAGTTCAATGTCACCATTAACTTCACCTACCGTCTCTTTCCCTATAACACCAGGTCTCTGAGACATGTGCTGCAAAGTTGAAGCCATGGCAAGAACAGGCATCATAAGCAATTCTTTTCTATACTTGACAGCCGACTTGGCAAGCTGTTCATCAGTAATCTGTACGTAACCTTTTGTATCTGCCATATTATAACAATTCTTTTACGTTGTTGAACATTTCTTGTGCTGTGTTGAACTTTGTGAGGTCATCATCCTCACCTTCGTCACCATTAATGTGAGTAGTGTCTTCACCATCGTTCTTTTTCAGGTTCTCATTCTGCTTTTTCAGCTCTGAAATCTGATTGTCTTTATCAGAAGATTCCTGTTCCAGATTGGTGATGCGGTCATTGAGGGCCTTGACCTGTTCTTCGGTAAGCGTTACCTTACCATCCTTGTCAACTTCCACACCCTCGATTTTCAAGATGGAATTGACTTTCTGATAATCCTTTTTCATTTGTGTTGTTGAATGATTGAGTGGTTTATTTTGTGCCTGTGGAGTATCCGGCTGGTGTCCCTTGAAGAATTTGTTCACGAAATTGTTGAACCAACTGGGGGCTGTTTCTGCTTCCGGACTTTGGGTCTTGTCCTCCATCGCAGGCAAAGCCGGAAGATGGAACATGTTGAAACGGGTCTTCATGGCATCGTCGAAGTTCAGTTTTGAGCCGTCTTCTACGATTTCGTCAATGAATCCGTATTCAAGTGCTTCCTGGGCAGTAAGCCAGCGTCCTTCTTTCAGGATTGGAAGAATGTCATCTACTTTTTTCTTGCACTTGTTGGCGTAGAGGTTGGCCAGCACCAAGTCCATTTTGTCATTCTCCAGCTTGTTAGCCTTCAGGTCGTCGATAAGCTGCTGAATCTGGTCGGCGTTGTAGTTGCCCCAGGCATCTACCCAGTTTGACACTTTATGAATAAGGTAGAATGCATATCTGGACATACAGGTTCTCTTGGCGCCGGTAGCCAGGATGGTAGCCGCGCTGGCTACGTATCCATACAGATAGCAAGTCACGTTGCCGTGATCAAGAAACTGCTGCCGGATGTCGAGCGCATCGTCCACCGAGCCACCGAGGGACGATACACGCACATTGACAGGCTTGTTTTTCAAACCTGACATCTGGCTTCGGATATAGTTCTTTGAATATCCCCAAGGACCGATGTGTGAATCAATACTAATACTATAATCCATGTTGTCGAAAATTAGTCTACGCAATATTATACCTTATATATATTGCATAAAAAGACTCTAATCTAATATGGCAAGCATCGGAATAGGGGAGGTCAGGGTTACTGTGACGGTAACACCTGCCCGTCCACTGGCTGCGGACGGAAAAGTCTCTTCGTTTTGTATGACGGGGTAGGGTTTCTCGGATGAACCAATCAGGAACTGGGAGCCGGTGACGGTTGTTACCTTGAAGCAGAACTTTTTGGCACCAGGTAGCAGCTTCTTTGACCGGAACATGGTGAGTTTGGTGGTGAAAATGCGTTGTTTGTTCTCGATTTTGTCGGAAATCTCGACTGAACTCAGCCCGATAGTCGAAATTGGGCTGAATTGCTGGTAGACATTCAGCCATACTCCTCGGTCGGCTATGATGTCTGAATGCTGAAGGTGATAGGACTCGATGCATTCTACTTTTCTAATGTTCTGAATCAGATGTACCATGATTATCGTTATTGGATTATGTGTGTTCGGTGTTGTTTGGGTTTGTACAAAAACGGCCTACTCATCCGAGTGTTTTCTGGTTAAAGAACCTAAAAAGATGCCTCTCCGGCTATAACTGGTCCTCATGCGGTAGTATTTCTGTCTGACAGTCTCCGAATAGTCGTCATCGATGCCGTGCATTTCACACCAGGCTGCGATGGTCTTGTTCAGGCCGCAATCGCGCTTGGTCAGGTCGCTCATCTCATTCCAGAGGTTCGCCCGGAATAGGTCTTCGATGGTCTCCTTTACAGCTGCCTTGGCTTTTTTGCCCAGGTAGTTATAATATTGCGGCGGTTTGGCTTTGCTGTCGGGAATGACGATGGCTGTCAATTCGTCTTCTGCCATTTCCGGCTGAACTTCCGGTGGCCTTTTCCGGAGGAACCGGCGGATGACAGCATTCTCATTACTCTGCGGTGGAAATACCACCGGATTTCCCAGGCTATTGTGAAGCCATTGCTTTAAATAAGGCTCCAGTTTGATATAAAACACAATGTGGCTCATAATGAATTGATTATCTATTACAAATATAATATATATATTACTTTTTAGGTAAATAAATATGCTATTAATGCGCTCCAAAAGCAAAAAGTATATTTCCAGATATGACATACTTTTTGCCTTCTACACCTTCTACACTTTCTACAGAAAATAAAATATATTGGTAATCAATAGTTTATGATTTTATAAGGCTTCTACAATTGTAGAAATTATGTAGAAAATGAAGTAATTTGTAGAAGGTTTTAACAAAAACGGCATTTTGTAGAATTTTGTAGAAGGTTTGTAGAATGTATGTAGAATATATAAATATCTCATTATTAACATTGTAGAAGGTGTAGAAAGTGTAGAAGCCTTTTTTACCCCATTTGAAAAGGATGAATACTGCTCCGGGCATATAAAAAAAGGCGCAGCGTCCTCACGACGCCACGCCTTTCTACAACTCTAAAACCATTTTTATTACTCATCTAAATCATCACTTGTAGTCTCATTGCCTTCCACCTCTACCTCGAGGTTAATATTATAAGTATCCTTAATCATCTTGTAATCGAAACACAGGGCAATATCCGGTGTCGAGGTCTTTTTGTAGGATATTCCTCCGGTGGGAGTCGTTTCTATTTTCTGAACTTCTACACCACGCTGTATGTTTTTGAACCGGACTGAGTTCTTTTTACCCATGTATTCCTTGGAGTTCTCCAGGTAGTACACCAGCGAGCCTTCCGGAAGAATTGAATCGCCAACCTGCTTGCCAAATTTTTTATACAGCATGAAGATGCGGTTCTTGCGCATCATCAGGATGGCCTTGGGTTCCTGGTACTGCTGTTCAATCTTTATCAGGTTGCTTTTGAACTTATTGACATATTCTATACGGTAGTCACCTTCGATAAATATCTCACCATCCTGCTGCAGATAAGATACCACATTCCAAAAGTTGGCCAATTCATTGTTACTTTTACATTCTGCGTTCTGACGGATTATGTCATCCAGTGTAACCTTGCGAATATCCTGGTATGAAAACGGTAAGTCAAGCACACCCTCTAGTGTTCTGAAGGCTGCCAGCGGTATGATCCAGTTACGCAAGATTCGGTCTTCCACTTTCTCCGCCCCCAGTCCTTCAATAATGTCAGACAAACAGGAATGAAAGTTGCTGACGAACTGTTGCTCCATCTTGGCCCGATGACGCAATATCTGAAGGGTCAGGTGTGACAGGCCTCGTTTGCGAATGTCTACCAGTTCGCTGTATCGTTTCTTTTCCGCATCGGTAAATTCTGATTTGGAAAACGTCAGGAATATAAGTCTACTGAAGAGAGCTATATCAGCTGTTGCCATCTCCTGTCCGGAAAGGATGACTCCTGAGGCAACGGCTGTTATCTCACGCTTCTTGTCTCTGTCCATGTTGATACGGCTGCGCCCGGCTCCATCCCATAAACCTTTCAAGTATTCGCGTTTGTCGATGTCAATGTTATTTTTAAACTCATCAATATGTACCAGGGCGTTTGAACATTGTGCTACCAGTTCGGCCAGTGCCGGGATAGTGGCATTCTGAATGTTGGGAGGTGTGTTGTCGATAATGAACAAGGACATCAGGCTGTGACCGAGCTCTGACTTTCCTGAACCTTTCGGTCCGAACAGGTTCAGGATGGGGAAGCTCTTAGTATAACCGGTAATCACATCGCGGAACAATGTGGCCAGGAGGAAGCAGATACCCACTTTTGCATTATCTCCGAAAACTCCTACCAGTTTGGAAAAGTAATCTCTCATGGAGATGCCGGAGTAGTTCAGGTGGACAAATCGTCGTTCGAGCTGGAACAGTTTGTCATCATCCCGGTAAATCAGACTGGAGGCCGGAAGATAGTAGTTTCCTTTATCGCCCAGGCGAACAATGCCATAATCGTCTACCGGGTGCCATTCGGTGTCAAATACTCCATTGCCGAACGCATAGAATCCTTTGCGTTGCCACCCTAACTGGGTAATCTCCACTGCGGTTTCCGTCTGTTCATAAAGATACATCTTCAGGCGTGTCATTTCTTTTTCGGTAGCCAGCCAGATATAGTTACCCAGTCCTTCGACCTTCTGTTTGAACTTTGATAACGACACCAGATCTTCTTGCTTCATCTCCACGATTTCCTCCTGGCGGTTCTGGTTCTTGATGCGGTACAATCGCTTGGGATTAAGAGAGTCCTTGATGTGAAACATCGGTTGCATCACGAAGTTTGACCACTGATATTCTTTCCCGTCGTTGGTCGAGTAATAACAGTTGTTGGACTCAAAGAATCCATATTTGGCCAGCAAATCCCGGTTGATGGTCTGTGTCTTGTCTGCCTTGGATTCGGAAATTTTCTTCTTTTCACGGTTGATGGCCGTTAGCCAAAGATTCTTATGGTTATAGATTTTCTTCAGCTGCTCCAGGTACATTTGTTCTTTGACTTCATCGCCAACCATGGCCACCATCTGGGCAATCTTGGATACGGCTGAACTTTTGTCCTCGGTGGTACCGTCAGTCTTGAAAGCATATCCGGCATACCAGGTGATGAAATCTACTTCGTCAAGGTCTTTGAACTTGGTACGGCTGGTGCAGTAAGAGTCCGGATCATTTTTCGTATTTCCTTCACCACAGGGAATCTCCTTAACGGATACGGAGAAACCGCACTCCATAGCCAGTTGGCCGGACTTGATGACGGCTGCTATTCCGGTACCGTATTGTTCGCCTGGTTTGATGGCGTCCGCGTCCGGAAGAAAGCAAAGGGAAGTGGCATACCTTTTAATCTGGTAGAACTGTTTCTTTGTCCAGGCAGCACCCAGTGAGGCAATGGTGTTGTTTATTCCGATGGATTGCAGGCGCATTACATCGGGGGCACCTTCCACACAATAAAATTTTTCTTCTTTGGCGGCCTGCCTGATGGCGTTGTCAATACCAAATATGCTGTTTGACTTGTCATATATATCGCTTTGACAAGAATTGAGGTATTTGGGGGTACCATCCACTTCGCTCATGTCGCGGGCAGTCCACCCGGTGATGTTCCGGAACCGGTCGCGGATGGGTATCATGATACGGTCACGATAGAAGTCATAATATCCATCACCCTCCTTGCGCTTCCGGATCAGTCCGCACTCTACCATCAGGTCGGCAGAGTATCCGGCCTTGATGGCTGCGTCTGCAAAAGCGGACCAGGAAGGAAGTGCGTAACCGATACCCTGCTCCTGAGGATATTGCTCACCCCATCTCTGTTTGATTTTGGCCCGTGCAGCGTCAGCTTCTGTTTTTTGCAGGTTCGCAAGAAAGTATTGAGCCGCAAATTCATTTATTGCGAACATGGATGCACGTTTGCGAATCGCCTTTAGCTCTTCCGGATTTTTCTCTTCTTTCTTGTCTTCTATATCGATGCCGTATTTGTCGGCCAGCCAGTGACACGCCTCTGGAAAGTTCATGTTATTTATTTTCTCCACAAACTTAATGACGTTGCCACCTTCTTTGCAAGCACCGAAGCAGTACCATAAGCCGCGTGCCTGGTCTACCATGAAGGAAGGGGTGTCTTCCTGATGGAACGGACAGCATGCCTTGTATCTGACTCCGGACCGTTGCAGCTGGACGAATTGTCCTACTACGTCTACTATGTCGGCACGGTCAAGAATCTTTTCTATGTCTGAGTTGGAAATCATGTTTTAGAGTGTTTTGGATACCGGCAAATATCAGGTATTTGCCGGCTTTATAAAAGATAGCTTAGAAGTGTATGTCGTGGTCACGCAGACGGGTGTTGTTGTTGATGTTGTAACAACGTCCATAGCCATCCCATCGGACTCGTTTTCGTCTGGGGGTATTTTTTGAGATACCGTTGTTCAACGATTTTCGGCATATTATAATGTAACCGGTCACCTTACGTACCAGCATGTCAGAAGTGTAATAGACGTGCTCAATTTGTTTTGTATGGAAGACGGATTCCCATTCTTCCATTTTGTGTAATTTCATGTTTCCCATACTCATTCTTTTAATTCGTGTTGTTCATTCTCTGTGTAGCCTTGGTATTCCTGGTAATTACATGGTATTCCTTTCTCCCGGCAATTTTTCACGTATGCAGCCCATTTCTTAGCTTCCGTTACGTCAATTGGATTGCGTAGAAAAGCATCTTTCCACGGCAGAATGAAGTCCTGAAAATCATGTTTGTTTGTTATGAAGTAGATAGCATTAGATATATCTTCTCTCTCCCAACCCTCTTCTTCCAATGGGGTATCACCCATTTGGGAATATATGTTGGCCACTTCCTGCAGCATCTTGCTGAACTCTTTGTATGTTGCTAAATTTCGAGGTTCTTTATTCATGGTTATTATAATTTATTTTTATACAGCACTTTTCTAACCTTAACAAAAGAATTAATCCATAATGGGTCAATCCCATATTGTCTGAAGAACCTCATAATCTTACGAGCATGATACTTCTGCATTCTGCGTTTCTTGATATATGTGAGATGATTAACAAAAACAATATCCTTTTTCTTTGTCATAATTCGAAATTGTTATACCAGGTAATAATTTGACTTGTATTCTTGAGGTTTAGTTTTACCTTAATTGCCTGTATGGTATTGTGTACCGTATGGATTGAGATATATAATCTGTCTGATACTTCTTGCGGGGTCAGTCCTTCGGCTAGTGCAGCTGCTATTTGTAGCTGTCTTGTGGTCAGGACTGATGTACGTTTAGGATTGCATATCACATTCTCATACTGACAGTCACCGGAACCTCTCAGAGGACAATGTACTTGCTCGATGTTGATATTCCCGTCGATAAAATCTATCTTTTGGGTATCCAGTTCTCCGCAATTACACCGTATGAAGCGATTCACTATTCTGAATTTTTGGTACCTGGAATTTTTGCGCGATTTGGAATAGCATTGTTCAAGTGCGTGGTACGCATCGGAATAACACTCTCGTATAGTATCCAGTAATTCATCTACTACTTCCCGGCTGGATTCTGATAGCCGGGTGGTATAGTTGCCGTCATCACACATCACATAGCCTGATGGCGTGTTGTAGAACTCAACTTGATTTCTCATTTTCTTTTTGAATAAACCTCTCTATCGCTTCGCGTTCAAGTTTGGTCCAGGAATCGTTTCTCATCTTGTAGAAGAAAGAAGGGTAGGATATTCCGCACAATTCAATCACATCTTGAATGAACTTACTTTTCACTTTACCCGATAGAGATAAATAATAGTTAGATATTACCATTTCTGTTACTTTTTAGATGATTATATTATTTGCTATTGATTTAATTATTAAATTTATAGTGCAAACTTAAAGATTTATTGATAATAATCAAAGTATTATTTATTGTAAATTCAATATTTATTGATATTTAGAATGGCTAAAAATTAAATAATATATGCTTGTACCTCAAAGAATAGTTGAATTAATAGAGAGCAACAGATTGACTAAGAAGGGTTTCTGTGAAAAGGTTGGTATATCTGTGCAAACTCTAGAAAACGTTTTAAAAGGCTCAGATATAGGTTCAAAGAAATTAGAAAAGATAGCATTATTTTTCGGAGTATCAATGGATTACTTCTTTGATAATGAGAAAATGACTCATTCAAGTATAGGTCATAGTGTAAATGGTAATGGAAATCTAGTTTCAGGAGATATAAGATTGAACGAGTGTCAAAGGGAAATTGAACATCTTAAAGAATTGTTGTCTGAAAAGGAACGTACAATACAAATTCTATTAAATAAGAATTAA